AAGGATTACAGGTAACCACGAGTTACAGTTAGATCTACTACATTATGCCATTGAAGAATTGAGTGCAAAGAAGAACCTCGACTCGATCCTGGCATCAGGTGGAGGCAGATTCTATCTTGTCAGCATTATGATGACTCAATGGAGATCTCAAACCGGCCCGTTCTACAAACAATATCTAAAAGAGAACATAGATATAACTACATGGGAACAACCAGAGATAGAAGAAGAGCAATTAGATGTCAAAAGAATCGAAAAGATCTTAAATACTCTGCCATGGTACGATCGAGAACTCTTTAAACTTTATGTAGATGGTAATCATACCTATTCCAGTCTAAGCAGAGAGACACAAATACCAAGAACAAGTATTGGCCTAACAATTAAACGAGTACGCAAATATATTAAACAAAACCTATAAATTATGTCTTTTAAAATTACAACCAAAGAAGGACCAGGTAAACAAGTAACTTGGAAATTCGAAACACTTGATCAAATCTTTACCTCAGATGTTGAACGTTTCAAACGTAACGTACAATTCTGGAAACAAAAATTAATGGTGGACGACACTGTACAAGTAGAATTGCTTTCAGGAGCACAATGGCTACAAAACCATATTGCTGAAGAGAGAAACATTCAAGATGTTGAACACGAAATCGTAGAAGAAAATGATGACGAACTTATTACTGATAGCTTGCCTGAGTTCCCTGAGTGCGACGAGCCTGCTGCACAACCAAGTGTACCACAAGATACTGAAACTCCTGTCGATACTCCTAAGCGTAAACCTAGAAAGAAAGCCACTGACCTGTAGTTTTTGCTTAAGTCAATGGATGGCCTTAGGTGCATCTTTATACTTGGGATATGGATTACTATCCTTAGTTCCTTTTATTGCAGCTGGGGCCATCACTTTAATTCTGGAGAAGATTATAAACTATTAACATGACAAGAGACGAACTAATTATCAGACTTATGCTACTGGAGCCAATTATTATGGTGCCACAAGCATACAATGCAGCTCAACAGGCAGAGATCTACTCAGTTTACAATGAGTTGACTGGAGAGAACCGCCGACCAAACGGATGTGGCGCGTGCCTCAACACAGTCTTAACAAGACTTAAAAAAGAATTAAGAAATATCGCAAAGAATGGATAAAGAGTTTAAAGTATTAGATGCTTATGCTCCACTCTTTCATTCAGATAAAACTTACTATCTAATTTCAGGAGGACGTGGTAGCGGCAAGAGTACGCAAGCTGCTGCGTATTTCCTTATTAAGTTAATGGGCAACGAGTTCTTTAGGGGAGTCGTTGCTCGTTATACTCAAAAATCAATCAAATCATCTATTTACAGAGACATCTTAGACTTGGCAGAAAGCTGGGGCATTAAGCCCTATATTCGAATAGACGGAGATGAGATCACAAATAGATTCAATGGCAATATGATCCTCACGCACGCGATGAAACTTGCAGATGGTACAATGCAGGCAAAAGGAAAGGGTCTTGCTAAGGTAACTCACCTACTTATTGATGAGGCCACAGAGTTACCATCAGAAGAAGAGTTTATTAAACTTAATGACTCCTTTCGTACTAAGGACGTAGAACGTAAGATCTTCATCCTCTTTAACCCGACAACCAAGAGACATTGGATCCACAATCGTTGGTATCAAGATGGTCGGCCCAATCCAAAGTGGGCCGTGGACCACGAATTTATCCATACAACATATCATATTAACTCTCATAATCTAGATCCTAAGAAGATAGCTGAATGGGAAAGAATGAAAGACATAGATATGGAATACTACAACCACCATATCTTGGGTATGTGGCAAGATGGAGTAGTTGGTAGGATCTTCACTGGCTGGGAGGTAGGAGAGGCCCCAGAAGGCATCGATACTATTTACGGATTAGACTTTGGATTTGCCTCCGACCCCGCCGCCCTAGTAAAAGTCTCAAAACACAACGGTAAACTCTACTTAGAACAGAAGATCTACGAACAGGGTTTAACCAATGAAGACATCCATCAACGTATGCAAAGACTGGGCATCCCAAGAAACGCGCAGATCATAGCGGATTCAGCAGAACCGAAGAGTATTGAGGAATTAAGAAGAAAGGGATGGAACATACAACCAGCCTATAAAGGACCAGATAGTATAAGAAATGGTATTGACAAGATCAAACAACATCAAGTCTTCGTACATCCGGCCTCCGACGACCTCCGAAAGGAATACGAACTCTACTGTTGGAAAGCAGATACCGATAAACCTATAGATGCTTGGAACCATGCATTAGATGCAGTCCGATATGCCCTAAGTAAAGAGAAGAATGCACAGTATGCTTTCTACAGAAAAGGCAAGGACAAGTTTATGCCTGATTAATTTGGAATAATTTGGAACAAAGCATAGACTTGTACTATAAACTACAATAATTTAAAATTTTTAATATGCAAAAACCAATTAATCCAACCACAAACAAACGAGAGAGACTAGACACAATCAACTACATTGTTGAAAAGTTTAAAGACAAACCAGAACAACTAGAACATCTAGTTAATGAGATTGAAAAGGGTATCAACGAACTAATACCAATGTTCGAAGCCTTAGAAGAAAAGATTGAAACATCTTATAATAAAGTTAAGACTGCAGAGGTAGAAGGAGACGAAGCCTTATCAGAACTACTTTATTGTGCTGAAAAGAATGCGGGTCTAGAATTCATGTATGATCGTTTCAAAGGCGAACACCGACGTTTAGAAGATGGTATTATTGCATTAGCTTTGATCAAGAAACAGGGTAAAGTATAAATTGTTAATAACTTTTGGCAAAATAATTGTAAAAAAGTTTTCATATGTCAAATTTTCGTATTATATTTGCACTGTAACTTTAAAACAAAAATAAATGATTAACTTAAAAAACAAGATTTCAACCAAGGAGATGTTCTACATCGAACAAGGTAAAGCAGAGTATGAGTTCTTTGCTAATGATGTTAAAGAGGCATTGCTAAACAATACCTTTGGAGATCACTTTTTCTTTTACTCACCTCCAGGATATAGTAAAACCTATACCACAAATGAGGTTGCAAAAACAGCAGGTATTAATCTAGTTAAATTTGAAGGTAGTCTAGGTCTATTTGCATTTTGCGCAGATGTTGCTACAGTATTATTACATGCTCCTAAAGATGATAGCAAGATTTATTGTCTTTTTGACGACTGTGATACCCTCTTTACAAAAGGCGATAATCTTAATACCCTAAAAGGAGTATTTGATAAAGACCGCCAAGTACTTTCTTATCGTAAACAATTAGGAGCACAATATCACGCCTTAGATGAGGCTCAACAAGCAGCAATTGATTCTTTTAGAGAAGTGGGTCGTGGTGGTTTTGAAATTCCTACAGATCGTTTTGTTTTTATAACATTAAGTAATAGTCCTTTAGCATCTGCGGATCAAGTTGAAAATGCATCAGATGCTAAAAGAGCACACTATATGGATCTTAATGCTATTCGTCGACGAGTACAATATAAAGAGGTTACTTTTAATGAAGGTGTTGATTGGGGATATTGTGCTAACATTCTTTTAAATAGTAAATTGGCTGAACAATGGATGCCTAATATTACTGAAGAACAAAAAATTGAAATTCTTAAATTTACTAGTCCTACTAATAATTGGTTTAAGATGTCTGAACGTAACCTATCAGTATTTGATAAAATGGTAAAAGACATGGTACGCTTTCCTGACTACTACTATGATCGTTGGATTTCACAATATATTCAAAAATAATATTTAAAGATATGGAAAATACTAATAATCAAGATTGGGCTAATGAGCTTAATAAAAAGTTGGAAGAACAACGTCAAGCTTATAAAGAATCTGTTGATACTGGAGAGGTAAAAAAGAGAAAGAACAGATCTTCTGCAGCATTAGGTTTAAAAACTCTAATTGAACGAAATCCAAACCATCAGTCAAAAGCTGGTAAAAGTGTTAAACCAGAATCAATGAGTCGACGTGGTAAGATTGGTGGTAAAATAGCAGGTCAAAAAGCAAAAGAATCCGGTCGCGCTTCAGCATTAGGTAAAAAATATGGTGCTGAAAATGGTCGCAAAAATCTTACTAAATATATTAAAGAAAATCCAGAAGAACATAAAAAACAAGCATCTTTAAATGGTCAAAAAGGCGGTCAGAAAAATGTTGAATCAGGACATATACAGGCTTTAGGTAGAAAGAATGGTCCTCTTAATGCTGCTAAATTTGCTGCAGAAAATCCAGAAAAAGCTTTTGCTATTAGGAGTAAAGCAGGTAAAGCTAATGCTGAAAAAATAGCAAAAGAATTTAGAGAGGTTTCAGAAATATTCTACAATATGATTACCACTAATGATTGGTTTACTCAAAAAGATATTCTAATATACTTACAAAATTTGAGTTATCCTAGGATTAAGTCGGATCAAAAGTTATCATATAAATTATTGACCCATAATAAAGATCTATTTGAATCTAAAAAAGGTAATGCTATCTGTAATGGTAAAAATAAGTCTGTAAATTTATATCGTAAAATCAACTTAGATAATAAATAATCATTTTGTTTGTGTTTAGGGCCATCCGAGAGGGTGGCCTTTTTTGTGCTCACAGAAATTTGAATAGATATAGTAGTTCAATATTTCAGATCCCTATATTTATTATTAAATACAAATAAGAAACAATTATGGCAATCGTATCCCAAACATACAAAGATGTTGTAGATCAGTTCAGAACTCTCTGTGCTCTGCATCCGGCAATTGAGTCCTTCAGAGTAGGTCCAGCATCGATGATCGAGATCCCAACCAAAGAGGGCCCACAAAACTCATATAAATATCCAGCCGTTCATTTGGTACCTCAACCAGCTATCATGGATGGTCGTTCAACTCAGTTTGATTTTGACTTAGTGGTCTTTGACTTAGCTAAGGACGTCTTAGACTTAGAGGAGAACATCCACAACTCTACTATGGAAATCATGAGAGACCTCTTGGCCTCTTACAACATGACAACCTGGAATGACGTTAACTACAACATTGTACTCCCAGTTACTTGTACGCCATTCGTAGAAGGCTACAATAACAGCGCGGCCGGCTGGACCGCACAATTACAAATCATTGCTAAGAGTCCATTTGACCAATGCAATAACCCAATCCAATTCGGAGGTAACTAATGAAGAACCTACTAGACGCAGAGATTAAGAAGACCATGGAAGACATTGCTGCCATGATGAGGTCTGATATTATGAGACAGGTACCTCAACCTAATAATACTCCTGATAATCCTTATGCTACTGGTAGATTAAAGAGAAACGTTAGAGTCTTTACTAATAAGAATAGACAAGGAGACATTGACGTCATTATTAGCTATCCAACTTACGGAGGGTATACAAACTACGGAACGAGACCCTACTCTAATTTTAGAGATCAAGTAGGAAAACCCTACTTTGTAAGGGATCCATTCGTAGGTTACCGCGAAGGCAAAAAGGGTATTAGACCACAAAACTGGCTCAGCTTAAGTCAAGAGAGACAAAAGTATGAGACCTTTATAAATGAAGAGATTGGCGAAGATGTTAGAGTCTTCGTAGAGAAATACGTAAACCAACTAGGTATTAGAACAAGATGATTGAATTTAAAATAAACAAAGACACTTACAAGATTGACAGGGTAACCATCCGTCAATACTACCAGATCTACACGAAGATGGTACAGGTAACTCCGACTA